AACGACTTTTCAAACCGTTTGGAGGCGTCGATCGCCCCCTTGTCGGCGGTCCCGACTTGCTTGCGGTATTCGGCGACAAGGCGCTCGCGTTCCGCGCGCGTGGCGGCGGCAAATTCCGGCGGGAAAAAATGCAACGCGAGAAACCGCCGGCGCTCGGTCGGGTCGCGGATTCGATCGAGCTCCTGGAACATAAGCGCCTCGGCCTCGGCGGTCGTCTTGGCCTGGCGCAAACGGTTGGCGTATTCGTTGAGGCCCGCCTCGCGTAATCCGGTCAGCGTCTCGCTTTGAACGTGCGCGCGTATCTTGTGCATTTCCGCGGCAAAGTCGCGAAAGCCCGCGCGCATTTCCGCGGTCGTCGCGCCGACGCGGCGCCCGACTGCCTCGAGCTCGCGCATGTTGTCGATCGTTAATCCCGTCTCGCGCGAGAGGCGAGAGAGGACGTCGAGGTTGCCGGCAAAACCCCTGAGCGCGGTCACCGTCGCGAAGATCGTGGCGGCGATCCCGGCAAAGCCGAGGCCGAGTGAGCGCAACGCCGGCAACAGCGTGACGTTGAGCGCACTCCCGACGTTGCGGATTGCTTTGCGGAAATTCTCGAAATGCCCTTGCAGTTTGTCGACGCCGGGCGCCTTGTCGCCGATGCCGTTGAGTTGCTTCCGCATGTCGTCGAGCGGCTTGGAAAACTTGTCGACGACCTCGACGACGATCTTGACGACCTCGTCTTGCTCGTTAGGCATTTTTGTCCTTGACCGCGACTAATTCGCGAATGAGGTCGTGCACTTGCGACATGGGAAGATCGGCGAATTGTAGAGGGCTACAATGAAAGTTGAGCGCGAGGCCGATGCAATCGCCGATCAAATCTTGCCCGGCACCGGCACGAAAAAAGGCGTCACGCCCCAGGCGCACGTTATAAAATCGCGCGTCGTGAGCGAGGCGATCGAGGACGGCGGCACGCCGGCGAGCGCCGATAGCATTGCGTTCATGCGCTTTTCATCGTGCATGATTTTCGGCGGATCGGAGATCGGATCGAAGATCACCGGATTGCCGATCGACAGGAGATCGCGCGCGGTCGGCTCGCGAAACACGAGCACCGTCACGGTATTGCCGTGCGCCTCGATCGGCCGCGTGAGCTCGCAAGTGTAACCGGGTAACGGCGTTTCCTTTTCCTCGGGGATCGGCGGCGCCGCTGCCTCGCGCGCCTTGATATCGGTCACGTTGACGGCCATTGGCTGTTTTCCTTATGCCGCCGAGGCGACGAGCTCGTCGCAAGACATGCCCTCAAAGCGGACATGGAATTGGCCGTCGCGCGTGTTGACGGTCGATCGCTCGGCCCGCCAGGCGCGGCGCAAGACGTACACCGTGCCGTTGGCCGCCTCGACGGTGATGGTCGAGTCGGTGACCGCGTCGATCGCCTCGACGCTCGTGCCTTCCAGCGTCGAGACGTCGCCGGCGACGTAGGGAACGACCGGCAATTCGGAATAGCCGTGTACCGCGTCCTGGCCGGCGATGCCGGTGCGCTCGTAGCGTGACGGCATGACCTCCAGATTGCCGCGGACGGCAAGTTGGCGGCCGTCGACGGACCAATAGGCGATGCCCGCAAATCGGTTTGACATGGATCGAGCTCCTTTCGGTTTCGGTTAGGCCGCGAGCGCGAGCGGGAATTGCAGGCGGAATTGCGCGAGCACCGCGAACATTCGCATTTGGTTGATGACGTCGGGCGGGTAGAGCACGTTGACGCGATTTGGGTCGACGTCGTCGCGCTCGACGATGAGCGCGGCCTTGAAGGCGTCGCCGTTCTCGACGAGGCCGTCGTATTCGCATTGCCGGTACTCGGCGACGAGCTCGGCACGGATGATGTTCGGCGTGACGATCGCCTGGCCGGGTCCGAACCGCGTGCCGTCGTCGGCGAGTTTCGAGCGCGGGTATTTGTTGGTGATCGACTGTCGCATCCGCCGGAATAATTCGGCCAGCGTGGCGAGCGTCGTCATGAGCTCGTAGGCGTTGTCCTGTTGCCCGAGCGTGTTCTTTTGATAGGTCGTTTGCTCGCGGGCGAGCGCGGCGATCTCGCCGGCGTTGACCATTTGAATCGCCAGCCCGACGCCGGCGATCGCGTTGAGTTGCGTCTTGTTGAACCGCAAGTGTTTCGGCGCCGGCGTGATGCCGTCGAGCGTCAGGGTTTGCAACGGCCGCGCCGGGTCGATCGACAAGGCCCCCGCGGCGCGCGCGGTATAGGCGCCGATCCATTCGTAAATCGGCGACGGCGAATCCGGCTCGATCGCCAGGAGCGACACAACGCCGCTATTGTTGGTCGGGCCGTAGGAAAACAGGTTGGCGTAGGTGTCGCGCTTGGCGCCGATCACATGGCCGTAAACCTCGCGCAACCATCCCCAACGGCCCGAGTCGGAAAACCCGTATTCGGTTTCCCAGGCGATCAGCGTGCCGCTGTCGTTGAATCCAAGCCCGACGTATTCGTACGGCTCGTCGCCGAGGTTGGCGATTGCGGTCGTCCATGTCGGGACGCCGACGCCGCCCGAGAGAACGGCGGGCGCCGGCAAGGTGACGGCGAGGCCCGGCGGCAACATTTCGCCGCCGTTTGGCCCGAGCACGTTGAGCGCGAGCCCGATATCGTTGCCGGTGAGGCCCTTCCATTTGGCCGTGAGCGTGACGACGCCGCCGGCCGCCGTCGCGGTCACCGGCAGGTCAGGCATGGCGGTGATCGCCGCCGCGATATTGGTGCCGACCGTGGCAACGGGATCGGCGGCGGCAACGCCGACGGCGACCTTTTGCCCGGCGACATAGAGGTCGAGCTCACCGGCTTGCGTCGACGGCGCGGTCACCGTGACGGTGCCGGTTGCGGCAACGCCCGAGCCGGCTTGCGCGACCGGGAGCAAGAGCACCGGCGTCGACTTGTTGAGTTGGAAAAACCGCGCGTACATGCGCGCGAGCGGCGAACCCTGGCCGGCGAGGTTGTTGGCGTCGGAGATCGAGCCGCACGCGATCGGCACGTCGGTCGGTGCGGTGCCGGCGGCGAGCTTGTAGTCGACGAGCAACGCATACTTGTTGGAGGTCGGCGTTCCCGCCTGGCTCGGATCGACTTCGATGTAAACCAAGGGAAGCTTCCACCCTTGGGGAATTTGATTAAACGAGATCGGCATGGGTCGACTCCCTTGGTTTCAGAAATGAAAAGGGCCGCTTGTCAGCGGCCCTCTTTGCCTTTGGTTTTGTGTTGCGGTTGCGGATCACCGCCGCGGCCCTCGGGCGGCGGGTCCTCGGCGACCTCGCTAATGTCGCCGTCGCGGATCAGGCGGAACGTGTATTGATCGGCGGTCCATAGGCCGCCGCCGGCTGGCAATTTGCCGTCAATCGGATGCGGCGGGAGATCGTCGCGGTTTGGCTTGACCTGGATTTTTGCCATTGCGTCCTCGCTTGGTGAGCGTGTTGATTTCGCCGGTTTGCATATTCCATTCCATTTGCACGATCGGCGCGTCGGGATTCTGGATCGGCCGCGCGTCGATATGCAGCGTCAGGAAATCGTCGGTAATGGTCGGCTTGAATATCGCGGTGCCGAGATCGGCGGTCATGTCGAATTGCAACTCGAGGATCGGCGTCTCGTTGTCGAGCGCGACCGAGCCGTAAACGTGCATCCGCTCGCCGCGCGTGATCCCCTGCAAAAGTTTGTGGTTGAATCCGGTGAGCGTCGTGTCGCACAAGAGGCCGTTGGTGATCTCGGCAAATGCCTGGTCGAGCGTTTCCTCGCCTTGCTCGTTTTCGTTGTCCTGGATGATGACGGAAAAGCCGTAACGCGCGCTATCGCGCAAGCGGATATCGCCGGCGTTGCTGTCGCCCTCGGGGACCAGAAGCTCGTTGACGAGATAGACACCGCAATACGGCAAGTCTTGCACCTGGACGCGGAGCATCTTGTTTTTCGCAAAAGTAAAACCGGCGAAGAACGGCATGGCGACGACGCGGTCGTAAATCGCGTCGCGCACGATCAACGCCGGCGTTTGCGTCATTGGCCCTTGACGAGTTTCAACGCCGGTGTCGGTTTGGCGGTGACGAGCTTGCGGAGCGTGAGCGTCGTCTCGCCGCCGCCATTGCGCGCGGTGTCAATGACCTCCCAGGTGCCCTCGTCGGGCAAGGTGCCGTCGGCGGGTATTGCGACCTGGTCGCCTTGCACCGGCACCGTATCAAATTCGGCGTCGCGCACGTCGAGGATCGTGCGTTGTTCGGAAATGATCGAGCCGTCGATCGCGACGACGTCGATCTCGCGGGTATCGAGGATGCCGCGATTGAGGACACCGTTGACAAGGATCGCCCGCCCGAACGTGTTTTGCCCCGGCAAATAAACCTGAGCGGAAAAGTCGACCGCCATTTATGTGCCTTTGCCCTTTTGTCGCTTGTAAACCTTGATCGCGCGGTAGCCGCTCGGCGCCACAAACCGCCGGCCCTTTTTGCGTAATTTCGTGATCGTGGTGCCGCGTTGCTGCGCCGATTTTTTCTTTTTGCCTTTGGCCTTGGCCGCGTTGCGGATCGCGGTTTGCAGGTACTTGCCCATTTTCTTGAACGTCGGTTGCGCCAGATAGCCGGGATCGGTCGAGCGCAACGAGCGTATCTGGCACCGGCAACCGGGATGATGCGGAAGCTGTTTCTTGGCGTCGCCGTACGAATACGGATTGTGCGCGATCATGTCCTGGCATGACTTGCAAACGCGGGCGTCGTTGGCCGACACGATGCGGACGAGGTCGGTGTCGTGATAGCGTTTCTTCCAGGCTTGGCGGACGCCCTTGATAACGACGACCTCGTCGGGATGCAGTTTTTCCAGATCGGCGAGGAGCGCGTCGGTGAGGAATTGCTTGATCTTGTCGAGCGATGGCTCGATCGTGATGTTGAACGTCGACTTTTCCGGCAACGGTCACGCCTCGTAGCGCGTGAAATGCGATAACAAATCATGCACCGCGCGTTGCGCCGGCGTGCCGCCGGTCGTGCCGCCGCTCGAGCGCGCCAGCAAATTCGGATCGAAATAGATAATGCGGCTTTCCTTGTGACCGATCATTCGCACCGTCGCGTCGCCGCGCACGGTCGCGTAATACGCCTCGCGCGCGAGCATGACGCAAGCGTGCTTGAGCGCCGGCGGCGCCTCGTCGGGCAGATGATAGCCGCCGGAATACTCGATAATCGTTTGATCGCCATAGACGCCGGTCGGCAAGGTGAGCTTGCCCCAGAGCGAGTCGAGCAACAGGCCGTCGGGATAGGCGACCGCATTGCCGGCGTTGGTGATCGACGTGATATCGGCGCTCGCCACCGGATAGCGCGCGAGGAATAGCCGGTTTTTCTCGTCGGTCGACAATTCGGTAAACGTCTCGACGACCGTCTCGTAACCGAATACGCGGTTGTTGCAGTATGCGGCGACCTCGGCCGATACCCGCGTGATGATGCCGGCAAGCAACGGATCGGACACGGTCGAGGTTATGTTGAGCGCGATCTTGAGCTCGTCGAGGCTCATGAGGTCGATCGACGTCGCCGGCGTCGTGACAACGATCGTTGATTGCATCTAGGCGGTTTCCGCCTGGAATTGTTCGAACAACGCGCGCAACGGGATCGGCGGCCCTTTGCCGCCGTCGCTCATGACCGGGACGAGCGAATAGTCCTTGCGGTTGATTTCCCAGGCGGTGACCTCGCGCCCTGGCGCACCAAGCTCGCCGCGCGGCCCGCGTTCGCCGCGCTCGCCTTTCTCGCCGCGCCGCCCGCTCGGCCCGGCTTTCCAATCGGCGCCGGGACAAATGCCGGGATCGTCCTTGCGTGCAATGAACCAGGTCGCATTAAGCGTAACAACGTCAAGCGCCTTGTAAGTTTCGTTTGCATCGTAGGTGTCGCGAATTACGAATGAGCGTCCGTCGTTTCCGCGTTCGCCGGGAGCTCCGTCGTTTCCGTTGGCTCCGTTGGCCCCGTCGCGGCCGTCGGCGCCGTCGGC